GGTTCAGTGGCGCCATCGCTGGCGGGCCGAACCTTACCGTCGGGACGCGTCTGGCGCATATCCGCCACGACGATGTTGACAGGACCGATGCAGCGGTTGAACGTGTAGCAGGGCTTCCCGCGTCGATTCTGAAGAACGACAGGGTCCCACTGGCCCTGCTGCTCGGCGTTGTAGATGAAATGCAGATCCTCGGAGTGCATGCGGCGGTTTTCTTCCCACGCGCCCACGCCGAGATCGTAGAACTTCTTAGCTCGGTCTAAGATGCCCTCATCCGTGCCCATGCCATCGTAGGCGTCGCCGAAGCCGGACGGCGGGTAAGCTTTCTCGCCGCCCGGCGCTTCTCCGATGAGGTCAAGATTGTCGCCCGAGTTTGTAGACATTACGTCGGCATCTCATCGATCATGGCGCGCTGGCCATCGCCGACGTACACGCCCGTGAAGGTGTTAGGCGGCACATACTGCGGCTGCCCGTCGTCCTTCCACTCCATGATAGGCTTGCCTTCCTTGGTCTTCTGAGGCTCGCCCTTCTTGTCGATGACGGGCACGAGTTTCTGGTACTTGATTCGAAGCTGGTTGCGCAGTGCGGAGTTAAGGAAGTCGTAAGAAGCGACTTTGCCCTTCTTCTCGACCACCAAATTGCGCAGGCCCGCCGTCACATAGACGACGTAGTTGTTGAGCTGCACCTTCTTGCCGTCCGGCCCAACCAGTCGCTCGTGCAGCTCGCGCTCGACGTCCTTCGACTCGAACTTCCACTCCTTGCCGCCTATCACCGCGCCATCCGTCGTGCGGGCTACGTTCGTCGCCATCTGCTGTCGCAGACGGAGTCCCTCGACGTGCGGGAGTTTTAACGTCACGCTCATGTTCTCACCACTGCCTTGCTCGTTGTTCCAAGAATTCTGCCACCTCATCCCACCTACCTGAGATGAGGCGCGCAAGCGCTCTCGTCATAAGGCTCTTGGGGTATACCTTGAGGTGTCCGTCGGTATCGACGAACATCAAAATGCCGCGATGGCGAAACTCGGCGTTGATCTCCATCGCACTCATCCGGCCCATACGCCCCCCGTCGTGACCATCTCAGGCGACCAGTGGAACCAGTTGCCTGGGCCGTTGGTCGGTGGGGTCACCGCGATATCGCGCCCGCTCATGACGTTGTAGCGCATGGCGTCCATGAGGTGGTCGTTCTTTTTTATGACCTCGCCCTTCTCGTCGCGTCGGTACAAACGCACCTCGCTACGCCAATTGCGCAGCGTGTTGAAGATGCGCAGCTTCTTCGTAGAGAGCGCGTCCCAACACTCGACGAGGCCGGAAACGACCGTGTTGTCGGCCTTCGTCACTTTGAGCCCGAGCCGGCAATACGCGTCTAGCAGCCGCTCGCCGTCGGGGCCGCGCGCCTTCTGCGCGGCGGGGTCGATCACGCCTGGGATCCATGCACCGCGCGCGAGGATTGAAGCTGCGTGAATGGCGGGATCCGCGAGCCCGCGATAGTACTCGTCGTACGCCACGGCGCCGCCGTTGTCGATGTCCCACGCGAACCAAATGACTGCGGTGCAGTTCCAGCCCGGATCCATGCCGTATGATCGCGGCCAGTGCGGCGGGATCGGAAACGGCTCACACAGCATCTCCGCTTCTTGAATCGGGTAGATCGCTCCGACTCCGTGCCCGGGGATACCTGACTTTCGCGCCGCGCGCTGCCATGGCGGCGTGCTAGCGATAATTTTCGCTTTCTCCTCTTCAGAGAGGTGCGGCACGTCATCCCAGTCGAGCATGGTCGAAATTCTCGCCATTATTCGACAATCTCCACGTCACTCTCCTCCTGCTCCGTCCACGCCTGCTCAGGAACCGCTTCGGGCTCCGGTTGCAGTTCGGGCATGAATTGCATCATCAGGTCGCTGACTCCGAGAAGCGGCGTCTCGGTAAGCGTCAGCAAACCTGTAGGCTCTTTGGGCGATGTGCTCATGAGCCGCAGCAAGCACTCGACATACACTTCGAGCGGCGGCTCTTCGTCAAGGTGAATGCCGTCTTTGCGCGTACCCTGAAACGCGACGCGCCCTTGGTCGTAAGACTTGAGCTGCAGCTCCGACACGCCACCCGTCACATGCTTGACGTAGATCGTCTCGATAGCGTCCGAGAGGCCGTGCTTCGGCGTCCAGCGGACGATAAGGTCGCCCGGAATGAACCCTGTACCGATAGAGTCGATCTTGCCGCAGTACTTGCTTTGCAGAATGTCCCGAGTGTTCTTTGCGGTGTCCGTCGCGGCCCACCACTCGACGGGCCGACTAAAGCGAAACCCCTCCCACCAGTCCGGATACCGCCCGGTCAGGTGCAGGACGTCTTCGTAGCAGCCGCAGTGCGTCTTCCCGGTGCGATTGCCTCCAAATAGACCGCGCTCGGTGTACTCCTTGCCGAGCGCGAAATGGCGCATCTGCTTCGGGTAGGTAGCGCGAATCTCCGGTGTGCTAAACCAAGTCGCAAGCTGGTTTCTCTCCGTCTTGCGCCTCAAAGCCGATGAGGTCTCCAGCATCTTCAACAGCTGGCCGCGCGTTAACCTCTGTAAAGTCTCCATCGATTGCATCGGTGGAAGCTGGGAGGAGGTTGTGGTCGGCGAGCCACGCGAGCTGCTGGGCGACTTGGGCTGCGAGCTGCTCATGCGATAGGTTTCTCGTGACGTTCAGATCGATTTTCGTCTTTTCACCGTACTTGTCCGGCAAAATGGCCGCTAAGTACTTCTGCAGGATGCGCTCGCTGCCCTTGCCGGCGGTGTTCGCGGCATATCGGTCCCAGTGGCGCGTCACCAGCTCCTCGGCCTGCTCCAAATCCTTCACAAAATCCGGATTTTCGCCGAGATGCCGCTCGAATTCGTAGTTAGACACGCCGATGTCGCGCATTGCCTGCAGCAAATCGCCCGTGTCGATGTAACGACGGAGCAGAACCCGCCGTTTGTCCTCGGTCCACTCGTAATCGTCGAGTATCGAAGGCGTGCGCGACAGTCCGTTATCGGATTCAAGCGTATGCACGGCGTCTCTGAAGGTCTTGTCCCAGCTCAGCTGCGACAAAAACAGCGAGTCCGGCTGTGAGCACGCTTGCGCGGCCTTCGCGAAGTCGCGCGTCGAGACGTACTTCTCCAAAAACGTCTTTTGGAGCGGCGTTAGGCTCGGCGCGGTCTTCACCTGCGTTGACCGTCCGGCATTTCCGGAGGGCTTCCCCATTTCCCTGAAGCCCACCGAGCTGGGCGAGCCCGTTACACCGATCGGCAGCTGTCCGCTGCGGATGCGAGAGCAATCTACGCAGTCCTTCGGGTTCGAAACGAGGCGCGGCGCCCGGTGCCCCCATCGGCACGTATCGCCGACGAAGAAGTAGATCCAGCCGCGATCCTGCGCTTCCTCCAACGTCACGTTCCGCGTCGGCAGGTAGTTGCGAAGGTCTGGCACGCCTTTAGTGCTGAGCGGCGCGACCGTGCGCGGGTCGCATTCGCCCCATTTGGCGTTCGCCGCCACGAGCTTAGCGGCGGCTTCCATGCGCGGATCCTTGCGCTTCACGTTGCTCATGCTTTGTGCCAAGACTCCGCGCCGGACATGTAGTTCCCGTTGCGATCGTAGCCCGCGCTCTGTTGCCAGAGCAGACACTCGTTAAGCGACTCGTCCGGGTCCACGAAGTAGACGGCGGCTTGCCAGATCACGAGCAGGTCGCCAATGCCAGGGAACCCGACTTTGTCGAAGTCGATGATCGTGATGTTTCGGAACCCGAACTCGATCACGTCACCCGGCCTGACTTCCATCGGCAGAATCCGGCCCGTCTCGCGCTGCGGGTCGTCGAAGTACCACACCTTGTCGCTGCTCGCGGTCGTCGCAAACTTCGCGAGCTGACCGCCCGGAAGCACGATTGGAGTCGGGTCCGGCGCGCGGTTGCGCATCTCGGACTTCCGGCACTCGCGGCGACCGTATCCGACGGCCACGACCACGCCCTTCTGAATTTCAATGCCGGGCGTCGCGAGCGTAGGATGCACGTACGGGAGCGGCTTCACTAAAATACGGTCTCTGAGCAGGCGCGTGCGGCGCCCCACTTCTTCCAGTTCGGGCGTCAGGATCATGCCGCTTCCACCGTATCGACGTCCGGGTCTTTGAGCATGAGGATAGGTCGTCCCACGCCAAAATCCGAAGTCATTCCCGCCGTGGGCGCGAACGTCACGACGTCGCCCACCTTCGTCGCCATCGGCGCACGCTCGCCGTGCGGAAGCATGCGGCCGGGTCCTGTCGCGATCAC